TTTTGGTTCTGGTAATCTTACTACTACTTTAGCCATTATCTACGTCCATCCGGTTGCACATCTATTCTTAAAGTTCCAAATCTCCAAGACTCACTAACACTAGTGTTCTCTATTTTTATATTAACAAATCTTCCTCTAGCTCTTGTATCTTTTTTATCAGTGCTAGAATTTATTGTAAAAGGACTAAGTGCTGTTGTTGTTTCCGATTGTTGAGGATAACGTTTAACAGCAAGTGTTACTTTTGCATTTCCTTGTAAATCTTTAAAATCAGGTACAAATCTTCTCATAGCTAAAAATGTTTCACCTGCAACAGGACCAGATTGTAAATCAAAGTCATATGATTTTACAAACGATGTAACTGTTGTTGTACTACCATCTGCATTGACTTGATCAGTTCCTACTTCGTGTTCAAATAAAGTTGTTTGACCTAAACCATCTTCACCAATAACTTCAGGAAAACTACCTGATGCTGAAGAATTAAATTTAGTTGCAATTGGTTTTGGATAAACGGTTGCATCAATCCAAGAAGTTCTAGCTTCTGTGCCAATATACCAAACACCACCTTTCATTTGTTCGCCGTAATTAAATACAACATACTGATCATTATATGCAGAATTAGTTGATGGATAATACCAAATAACTTCTGTAAACTGATTATTTAGACCAGCGTATACTTGTTGACCTTTTGTGGTATCTGCTTGATCATAAACATAATCTTCAACAGAACAAGGTAGTGATTTAACTGTACCATCAAACATAAAGAAACCATTTGGACTCATCCAAAAAGCAACACCATCAATTTCAATAACTGCATTCTTACCTATTAATCCACAGTTAGTACCAACTTGTTCAAAACCAAAAGTAAAAGGTGCACCAATAAATTTCATTGTATACAATGCATTATCTGTCCAAATTAAAATAGAATCTTTACCTTTTAATGCACCCATAATTTTTGTACCATCTTGTAGTCTTTGTGATCCAGCAGTATTGATTGCTGTTGGTGTGTAATCATTTATATCTTCTTGGTCCGAGAATCTTATAAACATATTGTCTTGTGTTGATGTATTTCCAATAGTTGTTTCTGTACCTAAATGAATTAAGTGACGTGTTGTAGGTGATACTAGTGTAACTCTTGTTGCTGTTGGATTAGCTGATGTAGAAAAACCAGATGTAGTTGTTGATGCACGTGTTGTTAATCTTGCAGCATCTCCAGCATTCCATGTAAATGTTTTTCCATTTGCAATTGTTGCAACCAACACTTGACCAAAATTACTCAGTGACCAAAGTCCTGGTTCAAGAGTTACTACAGATGCAGAAGAAGCTTCACCCCAATCTACAAAGTCTGCAGCATTAGTTACAGTTGTACCACTTGAATGTGCAGCTCTTGTTGAACCATTTACTGCTCTTGTAATACCTGTTAAATTATTTGTTGATACACCTGTATAAGAAATTAGTTCTGTTCCTACCTGTATTCTACCAGTTGTTGGAAAACCTGTAGCAGATGTCAAAGCAATTGTTGATCCTGATGTACCATTAGCATTATCCCCTAGTGTTCCATTTAAAGTTGTTGTCACAGCACTAGAAACTATACCATCCCATTCAGATATACCCCAACCATACCCATAAGACTGTGCAGAAGGGCCAACAGGTTCGTAGGGAGTAATATCACACGCTCCCCCACCTGCAGCTCCTGTTGTAGTTTGTGTTCCTGTTACAATTGCAATTAATGAGTTTGTAATTCTAGTTACTTGAAATAATTTACCTTCAAATGCAGCATCTGTTAAACCTATACCTGGAGGTACACTTACATTACTTAATAAAATAATATCTCCTGATTGTAAATTATGAGCTGAAGAAAAAGTTATTGAGACTTCTTGCGTTGCATCTTGAGCAGACATACTAACACTACCTATTGTAGATTTAATTGGTGTAACATCGTATAGTTGTCCTTCAAAATATATAAGTAAAAACTTATCAGTTCCTATTGCAACATATTTGTTTCCATCTAAATCAACAAAAGCAAATTCACGTCTTGCAACACTAACTATAGTATCTGAAACCAATGAAGACCAGCCACCTACTTTTTCAGGTAAGCCATATCTAAATCTAGTATTATCACAATCAACCCATCTGTTTTCCGCACCAGATTCAGTGTCTTGTTTGTCAATTCCAGGTAAGACTTTAAAGTCAATTAGAGCCATGATCCGTGGTCCTATATGTTATCTTTGTATATCCAGCCTCTTGTAGCGTTTACATATACTAAAGTAAATGCAGCTCCATTTGTGGATAGTGTTAAATTAGCAGCATTACCTAAAATAGGTTGACCATTTCTATTGATTGTTAAATTGTTAGAACCAAAACCGTTTCCACTATCAATAAATGTAACTTCATTACCTACGGCAGGTGAAACCGGTAATGTTACTGTAACAGGAGCATTTAACCCTCCACCAGTACCTGTTGTATTAATTAATAATTGATCACCATTAACTGCTGTATAAGCACCTGGTATTGTGTAGTAACCTTTTGTAATAGGTCCTGAACTAATGTTAGTTCCATCAGAATATAAAACTATTTTAGCACCTACAGGAATAGTTACACCTGTTCCTGAAACTGTTTTGACTGTTAATGTATAATTAGATGAAGATCTAGCTGTTGCATCTTCTACAATAAAAACTCTTTCAGCACCATCAGGCATAGTAACTGTTCTGTTTCCAGTCAAAGTTCCTGTAAATTTGTAGTATAAATTTTTACCATTTGATACAGCAAACGTCGAAAGTGCTAAAGCTAAATCAGCTGCTGCTATACTTTGAGTAAAATACCCTGATGCTGCTTGTTCTAAAATTTGTAGGTTTGTATTAGTAATTGTACCCCAGGTACCTGCTTTTTCACCTGTAGTTATTAATTCTAGTTTTAAATCTGTTGATGTACTTGATGCCATAATTCTCCTTATGCGTCAGGGTCAACTGGGACCCAAACTTGATTAACCCCTGGGGGTATTGGATTCCATGTTATAACACTTACAGGGTTTGTTGCAACATTTAATTGTTGACCTGTAGGCACTATTAATACGTCAGGAATAGGACCAATGTTACCTATTGCTATGTTTAATTGAGTACCTGTTGGTATAACTATAGGACTAACTTGATTATTTCCAATGTCTGAAAAAGTTGTTTGTGCAAATGTTGTAGTTCCAAAAAACATAATTTATCCTTACGGCGTTGTTACCCTTGTCCAAACTTGAGAAACACTAGGATCTACTGGATTCCATAATCTAATGTTTGGTTGAGTTGTACCTATTTCAAGACCGCTTCCTGTTACAGCTATACCTGCTTTTGCAACAATTGTCACTGATCCAGTTGATAGGTTATATCTATTACCTGTTATAATTGCTGTTGCATTTGCTTTAGTTGTTGCATTACCAATTGATAAGTTAACTCTATTTCCTGTAACTGAGAAGTTTGCAGCTGCTGCAATTGTAACTGTACCTGTTCCAATATTTAATTGATTACCGTTTGGTAAAACAACTGCTTTACCTGTTACTGTTACATTACCAATTGATGTATTAAATCTGTTTCCTGTTACTTGAGCCGTGGCCCCTGCTGCTGCAGTAACTGTACCTGTTGCAATGTTTAATTGATTACCTGTTGCTGCAACAAGTGCGTTTGCAACTACAGTTGGACTACCTGTAGAGAAATTAAATTGATTACCTGTAACTGAGAATACAGCACCTGCTGCAACGGTTACATTACCTATTGTTGTATTAAGTCTACTACCAGTTGGAACAACTGTTCCACTGATAGAGAATGTAACTGAACCTGTTCCTAAATTATATTGATTACCTGTGACTGGTACATTAGCACCTTCTTTAACAGTAACTGCTCCTGTAGATAGATTATATCTATTACCATTTGGTAAAACTAATGAGTTACCAACAACAACTACATTACCAATTGATGTATTAACCCTGGACCCTGATACATTGACCAATGCATTGGCTATTCCAATATCTGCAAATGTTGTTTGGGAAAAGGTAGTTGCACCGAAGAACATGGTAGCTTACCCTTTTTTCAGTTCGTCTATTTCTGCTTTTAATTCTTTAATTGCATTAACTAATACAGGGACTAGTTGTCCACCAGTTAATTTTAATGCGTCT